ATTTGCCTAGCTATTTTGTCTGGACCTACTCCGTAAGCCATCGCTAGCACTAGTACCTTCCCAGCTTTTCTATCTACTCCCATAGTGTTTCCTACGGTTGTATAAATATCTCCACCTTCTTGGTAGTTCTTTAACATAATTGGGTCTTCTGACATAGAAGCAATAATGCGAGGTTCAATCTGTGAATAGTCAGCAACAATCAACTTATAACCTTCTGGAGCTATAAATAAATTTCTAATAGCTTTACCATGGGCTGTATGAGGGGCTGGTACGTTTTGTAAATTTGGGTTACGACTTGAGAATCTACCTGTCTCAGCTCCGTGTTGAATGAAATCACAATGAATGCGACCATCTACTAATAAACTTTCTTTATAGTCGGTCTTAGATTTTCCATTAACAGTTCTAATTACTTCCCCGCCTAAATAAGGAATAACATAAGTTGTTAATAATTTATTTAAATCTGAATATTCTAAAAGAGCGTCTACTAATTCGTCTCTACCTCTAAAAGCCTCAAGGGCTTCAGAAGACACTGAATAATCTGATACTGATAAATCTATACCTTCATCATCTTTTTTCTTCCCTTTGCCTGTTAAAACGTGGGTCTTTAAGCCTCGGCCACCTTGGTCTTTAGGACCATATAACTTTGCTTGCTTTTCTTGGTTAGAATTAATATTAAAAAATCCAGCAATTTTGTAAATAGTTTCTCTTGCTTTTTCTATATCAACTTCTAATAAATCTTTAAGTTCTTGTAAGGCTTTCATATCTATTGGTGCACCAGTAAGCTTCATTTCGCAAAGGACTGCTAGAACGTCCATCTCTAATTTAAATACATTATGTACTGCTTGTTCTTTAATCTTTGGTGTTAAAACTTTCCACAACATAAATGTGTATTTAGAATCTAGATAAGCATACTTAGCAACTTCAGTAAAGGAATACTTCTCTACTTCTTTTCCAATACCTTTAACCATCTCATAGTTAAACTCTCTCTTTAAACAATCGTCAAGACCTACTTTATTTTTATTACGGTTGTCTACAATAAATGAAGCAATCATTGTGTCAAAGTAAGGACCTACTGGAACTTTGTTGTCAAAATATTTAGCAACAGAAGTTAAATCGAATACAAGATTGTGACCTATTTTTAAAATATCTTTATTAAACATTAAAAGTTTTAATGCTTTAAATACCTCAGCCGGAAACAATTGTTTAGGAGCTTCACCAAATAAAACAGTTGACTTTCTTTTATCTCTTGAGTAATCACTTGGTCTTACTTCTAATCCTTTAGCAACACGCTTCTCACCTTGACCAGTAAGAGGAAATAATTCTTCTAAAAATTCTCCGTTTGGATGTCCCATGGGAATAACATCACATCTACCATAGGTTGCAAGGGTAATCCATAAAACTTCATTAACGACTGTAACGCCTCTGCGTGGACCTACTGTTTCAACGTCATAAGCAAAAGCATCTTGAGTTAGATAATGACTAACCATTTCGTTTAATTGGTCAGTAGTAGTAATTATATTCATAAATAGTTTAGGGCCCAGGAGCTGAGAAAGGGGAGAGTCAGCCCCTGAGCGGTCTAATGTTTGCCTATCTATCCATTAGTTCTTCAGCAATGGCAAGCAAATCTGTGTAAGAAGTTTGCTTGATTGTTGAATAAGAAAATGGTTCCATTGAAGCAATTGCATTTGCAGCAGTTGCTGGGTCGATACCATAATCTTCTGCCAAGTCGCGTTCTTTAATTGCGACTACATGGTAGACAGTGCTTTGTTTTACGCCTGAACGGCTTATTGCCCAATAATTTTCAGTCAAGAAATGCTGTCTGTAACTTGCGAACGGACCATTAGGGTCAAGAAACTTAACCACTTGTAATTCTTCGCTGTGTTTAAATTCAACTGGAAAATCGCCAGTAGGAGGTGTTAATTTCTCCGCAGCTTCCCAGCCTGATTGAACTGCTGAACTTGTTGCTTGTTCAGGTCTTGCATCAACCATGTATGTGTCAATGCCTGGTACTTCTTGTTGTATAGCCATTTATTCATCTCTTTTCATCTGTTGTCATCTTATTTTCATCCTCGCGAATTTTATTCCACGAGTCAACTAGGCTTTTTGTAACCTGTTGATGTTGAGACCAGTTTATCCTTTTTTCTTCAAAAAGTCTATTCTGATTAAATATCTCAACAGCTGCCTCAATCATACGTCTGCTGTACAAACGACGACCTCGGTATTCCTCCCCTGACTTAGTTGTCGTGGAAGGAAGTCTGTAAGGAGATTGAGGAAGATACCCTTCCTTAATCCATGACCGTATAGTTACTAACGGCCTGTTTAAAGCTTTACATAAAGAACCAATAAGAAACATATCAACCTGTGTACCGAAAAACTTTTCAATATTTTCTTCGGTCATTGTTTGACTAATAACGCGTAAGTAATCTTTGATGGGAACATTTCATCTACTTCTTGTTCGGTGATTAAACCTTCATAGTAAGCAGCCATAATCTCATCTTCATTAATAGTAGGTACTAACTTAATGCATCGGTCTTTAATTCCTTTTGCATTAAGAATAGATTCTGCTTTATCTATATCTAAAGATTTAGAAATCCTTTTTTGATGAACAACAGTAATTCTGGTTAAACCAGATTTTTCGTCATTAATTTCAGCAACAATGTGCCCACGACTATCTTCTTCGCCTATTTCTAATAACGATTCAATAACTCGTTTTTTAATTTCAGTTTGGCGTTGATTTAAAAATTCAACTTCATCTTTAAGTACTATGTATTGTTTAACTTCTTCTTTAAGTTTTTCTAAAGACATCTTGTACCCCCTTCTAGGCTACGTGAATAACTTACCACTAGCCAAAAGGAGATGCAACTATCGCTTTCCGGTGTTTCCTCGATATCCTGTCTTTTTCTTGTTCATGCTTCCTGGGACATGATAGCCCGATTTTTTAGGAACATGCTTTTTTCTAATCTCTAAAGATTTAACAATTTTATCTAAATGTTTTCCCATTAAAAAATATCCTCTTCGTACACAACGTCTTCTGCTAAATACTTTTCTAAAGCCTCAATAATAACACTAGTAACAGTGCGCTCGTCGGCAGCGGCCTTATATTGGACAGCTTGCCATAGGTCATCGGCTACCCGAATAGTGCGAGTAGGGGTTTTTGGGGCGTTAGGCATACACCCTAGGTTATAGGAATTAAGGAGCGCTGTGTGGCTCTGTAGCCCACATAGGTTCTTGATAAGGCACTTCTGCCTTTGGAAGGCCGTTTAAAACGATGTCAGCAGCCACATGTAGCCCAGCAACAAAGTTGTTTGATAGGCCTATTTTTAAGCAATGGTCTGCGTACCTTTGAATCTCCATGGCTATATCAGATTTGGCTGTGGTCACTTCTGTAGAACAATCTTTCCAGTCTTCCATTAAACCGATTCTCCTTGTAAGAACTTACTTAAACTTTGTACAGTAAGTTTAACACCGCCTTTATCATCTATACCTTCTCCGTCAATAACGGCGTTTGCAACAGCATTCTTTTGTTGAAGCATGTCATGTTGTCTAACTTCTATTGAACCACCCATAAGTAAATCTTGAATAACAATAGATTCCCAAGTAGAAGATGCTCGTTTAATACGGCCGTTACGTTGAGCTGCCGAACCTGATGACCAAGGAAGGTCGTAATTTATGAGGAGATTAGCTGCAGGCAAATCGACGCCGTAACCACCAGCGTCACTAGAAATAAGTACACGCACAGAAGAATCTTCGTTGAACGCAATTTTATTTTCCTCTTTAGTTTTAGCGTCTAATTTTCCTGAATAAAGCCTACATCTTTTAGTCCCTAGTTTCTCAGCAATCTTATCCAACATATCTACATAAGAAGCAAATATAACAACCTTATGGTTGTCATTTTGTTCTAAAAAATCTAAAGCATATTCTGTCATTGTTTCTAATTTATTAGAAATTTTTATATCTTCTAATAAACCGCTTTCAAACAACTCATTAGCGTAAGAAGAGCCTTCACCATTCATTTGTTTAAACTTTTGAGCACTGGTTCTTAATAGGTCTGGGTGTGAGCATAACATTTTCAATGCACCAATTTTAGACATAATTTTTCCACGCATCTCGTCTTCTGGTCCACCAGATTTAGATTCAAGTCCGTAATGAGACATTATGTTAAAAGAACTACCAAATAAATCTTGAGCTTCTTGTAAATCGTATAAAAGGTCAGTCTTTATTTTTTCGTATAATTTTGCGCTTTTTCTGTCGAACGGGACGACAAGCGGGTCATTATGGATAGTGTCTGGAAGGTATGGGGCAACGTCCGGGTCTTTTTGAGCTTTTCGTACGCAAGCTGTACTAAGACGAGTATGAAGAGTAGGAAGATTCCTATAACGCTCAACACCGCCCCAGTTATTACGGACAATAAACGCTTGGTCAAATAAATCAAACCTTCCTAATACCTCGGCATCTACAAACTGCATAATACTAAACAACTCTTCTGGTTTACCATTCTCAATAGGTGTGCCTGTAAGAGCAAACTTAAATGGAGAAGTTCCTAAACGCTTGGTGTACTTAGAGCGCTTAGACCTAAAAGACTTAATAGCAGTAGCCTCATCTAATACTACAAACCCTCTTGGTAATTTTTTAATCAAATCCCAATCGTTAACCACTTGTTCATAATTCATAATTACATAATCTACTTTGGTTTCTTTCCAGTTATACGCTTCTTGGTATTGAGACTGGCGTTTTGCTTTAGAACCATCTATGACTATGGCTTTAGAAGTATCATTAGTAAATTTTTTAATTTGATTAGCCCATTGATATTTAAGACTAGATAAGCAAACGACTATTCCAGGCTCTTTTACTTTTCCTTCATCCATTAACCGCTCAATAGCAGCAATAGTTATAACAGTTTTACCAAGACCTAAATCGTATGCAACAAGCATCTTAGTTCTTTGGCACATTTTATCTACAGCTTCTGGTTGATAAGGAAGAAGAGTTCCTTTAAAACTCATACTATTGCTTTCTCTCCATGCAATGAATGACGTGCTGTTTCTAATCCCTGTAGTATTTCTGCCTTACTCATAGCCCCAACGTCTTTAACATCAATACCATCGTAATTAAAAAACCAAACTTCAAAACCTTTTTCTTTAGCAAGCTTTAGCATTTGTATTGAAGACTTTTTACCAGCCTCGTCATTATCCATAGCCATAAATATTTGTTTAGCGCTTTTAATAAGTTTTACTTGTTGATTAGAAATGATTGCACCAAACACGGCAACCCCTCCCGTTATACCTACTGAATCAAGTCTTACAACATCTAAAGGAGATTCAACAACTATAACTCTTTCACCATCAAGCTGTTTAAACCCAAACAAGGCGTCGCTCTTTACTATTCCCGTTGGAAAGTTTTTAAAAAATCTATTTGTAAAACCTTTTTCTTGCCAACCCATTAATTCTTTTGTATATGGGTCTCTTATAGGAATAATCCAATTGCTTTTATTACTGTCCCAAAGAATCTCATATTTAATTGCAGACTCTAAAGTTAATCCTCTAGCTTTTAATGCTTCAATAGGTGGGTTAACAAAAGCTTTTAAAGCAGCTTCAGTAATTTTTGGAGTCTCTGGTTCTACTGTAACTTTAGTAGTTCTTTCCCAAACGGTAGATAAATCTTCTGGTATTTCTAACCACTCTTTAGCTTGTCCATAATCAAAAAATCCAAAATTATCTTTCATATCTTTTAAGTAAGCAGTAAGGCTATATAGACTTCCTCGGTAATCGCAAGAAAAACAAATATGTGCTCCAGTTTCAAAATTTATATACCAAGAAGGATTACGGTCGTCTTTCCCAGTGCGCTCTTTATGAGCAGGGCAATATGATTGAATTTCTGAACCTCTAACATTTACAACTTCAATACCTAAACGTCCTAGTATTGTTTCCATTTGTTCTAGGGTCATAAATCTGTTTCGTCAATCTCTCTAAACTGAGCTTCGTTCCAATCCCATAAAAGCGATACTTCTGCGGGACCTGAGTTACGGCTTGCAATAACTTTTAATAAACGAGTGTCTTCTACATTCTCGTCTTCTTTTTGAAGACCTAGTAATACATCAGCGTCTTGTAAGAATGAAGATGAATAACCAATTGAATCTGCTGTTACGTTGCCTTTTTTCATTTTCCAATTAAGAACTTGGGTAGTAATAATTATAGGGCGTTGGAATCTCTGTGCTACTTTTTTAAGTGAACGAGTTATGTTAGTAAGGGCTTGAGCAGTATTTGATTCTCCTGATTGCTCATCCATCATTAGGTATACGCCATCAATAAAAACTACATGTGGTTGAAGTGTTTGAATCTTGCTAGCAATACCTGACACGGTAGAACCTGCTGCAGAATCTACTAACCAAAACTTTTGTTTCTCTTCTTTTAGTCTGTTAAGGACTGCTTTGTATCGTGATTCTTCTTCTGAAGTTAAAGTTCCTGTTAATAATCTTTGATGTGAAAGTTTAGCCCTCATTGCATCGTATCTATTTTCTTGTTCTAAATTACTCATTTCAAATGACTGAAACATTGGAGTCTTTTGTGAATAGTAATGAACGTTGTGAGCAATCTGCATTGCAAGAGTTGATTTACCAACTTTAGGTGGAGCAACGATAACAATAAGCTGCCCATTCTGTAAGCCACTAGTTGCTTTATCAATAGTTGGGAAGCCGGTAGGGATGCCGCGTAAACCATTGGGGAGTAGTTTGCGCTCTTGATATTCATCCCACCGGCGGTCTGGGTCAGAAGTAATGTCTACGTCAGAACTTAACGTTAGACCATCTTCTTCTAATTTAATTAAACCTCGTTGTAAAACTAATAAAGCATCTTCGTGGTCTTTTTTCTTTTCAATACTTTGAATAGCATCTTGAATCATAGAAGAAGAAGTAGCAAACTTTCTTCTAATGTTAATTATGTCGTCAATTAAATAATCAATTGAATCTTGTACTTCTACAAATTTGTAAGTTGGAAAATTAGCTGATACTACCTCTAGGCTTGGAGACTCTCCATATTTAGAAAAATGTTCTCTGGCAAATAGCCACAGTCTTCTATCATCTTCTTCTGAAAACCACTTTTCGTTAACTCCTCTAGAAAATAAAGGTGTTAAGTTTCTATCCTTTATTGCTTTATTTATTAAACGAGTCTCATTGTTCATATCTGTGAGTAGTCCATTCCCCAATGTCCATATCTTAGAAGCCTATCAGGTAAATCTAACACACCTACAACCTCTGGTCTATAGGGCAATTCGTTAACTAGGTGATTGACAGATTTGTAAGGGGTAACGTATCTAAAAGGATTAGTACCCTGCTCATCTATAAGTTCTATTTCTTTTTGTAATTGTTTAGCGTTTTTATCAAATGAAGCTAATTCTAAAGTGTAACCTTTACGGTCAGCAAATAAATAAAGTTTGCTAAGTATTTGACGGTCATAAGATATTTCTTCGTCTGACACTGGTATTAACCTAAGAATTTTTTTAATTCTAGGTTCAACGTTTGTAAATACATCCATAACGACTATTACCCTTTTAGGTAATTCGTTACTTAAGTCCCCTTTATACACGAATTAAAAGACCTCGATTTTTCCAAACTTGATAACGAATTCTCTAAAAGCACTATTTGATTCTTTGGCTTTAAAGGCTTCATCATCAGTTGCTCTGTTGGAGATTTCCAAAGGATAAGTTCCGCCGTTGTTGTCGATTCTTGCTTTAACAAATTTGACATGTTTACAGGTTAGCCTTCCTTGGAATCCTGGGCAAGTGCAGGAAAGACTACCATTTTCTTTTACACTAACTTCGTGAATGTTAGGGCCTGGTGATTGAGTTTGACTTAAAAAAACTTGAACTAAGCGTGAGTCTTCGTCCACGTACTTACCTCTCATTTTCTTAAATCACTGCCGTCTACGACTAAATATGAAAACGCTTCTCTTGCAAAACTTTCTGTAGCGTCACCATATAGGCTAGCCCAATTATCTAGTGAAGCGTTGGTTGTAACGATAGTAGGCAAACCGTTGTTAAAACGCGTTCTAAGTAAATGATGGAGCATAGACTTCTGCCACTCTGAGTGTTTTGAAACGTGTTCTTTACCAACGTCGTCAAGAACTAAAACTCTGATGTTGTAAGCATCATCTTCTGCTTCACCAAACAAACCGGCAAGTAAAACATCTTCACTTTCGGTCAGGTCGTTTTGTATATCTTTACCTTTTAAGTTTAATACGTCGTTATAAGTTATGAAGTAGCAAGGACGAACTAAAACTTTTCCTTCACCTGGTTTAAAAGAGGCTAGAGGTAGTTCTTTAAGCATCTCTTGAATGACAGAAAGCGCCAAAGTAGTCTTTCCTCTACCTGGAGCCCCGTATAAAAGAATTCCACGGCCACAGAGACGGTCTGAGGCCTCTTTAATGACCCTACCTTCACTGACTCGCGAAATCCACGATTTTAGGCCATTTAGGACCTCTAATGGGGCGTCTGTACAGTCTTCTAATCCCCACCCAACTCTTTTCCAAGGAATGTTGGCTAGTTGAATCCAAGACCTGCAGAGAATCTTGATATAAACATTCTCCAAAGAATATTTCCATCTGAGTACTTTCCATCTGTAAGACTACTAAAAAATATGTTCATCATTTCAACCTCAAGTTCCCCATTGGTGTCGTTCTTAACTCTAGCCCCAGCTAAAGCCGGAATAAAATTACTTTCTGTAAGAGAAATGGGAGATATGTTCCAAAGCTCCTCTATACGGCGTGCAAACTCATAAGCACAATCCTGTGGACTCCAGTCTTTAACTGGTTTATTAGCACGATTGTATTTTGCTTTTTCTTGCTTGGCTTTTTTGGCTGCATTAAACTCTTTCTTCTTTTGAGCCTTTAGCTTTTGGTTAGCCTCTTTAACTTCTTTTTCAAATTCATCTTCCGAATTATTAGAAAAGAATTTATATCCCATTTCATTCCCTTCCTCCATTCGGACTCCGTCCGAATAAAGACCTAATATATTTATATGTTTAGAACTAGTATTAGTTAGCATATTCAGTGATAACAGTGGCTCGGTTTTCAACCACCCCGGTTGATTTTCAGCCACCCCTGGCTGATTTTCAACCAGTACCCATGTATTGACTCCTACAGGGTTTCCAT